GTCAATACATCCCCATTGGAAGCGTCAGATACATCAACAGATGATAACCAATCAAGTGTGTGAGTGTGTCCACTTATCATTTGGTCTATTTCCTCCCTATTATAGTATTCAAGATTTTGAATATTATATGAAACATCCCACCATATCATATATAAGTAAACGGCTTGATATACATCATTAACATCATCATATACTTCCGTAGATGAACTAAATTCAATATCTTCTATATTACCTTCGCTTAAACCTATTATAGTGTTTCTTACATCCTCTGAAATTGAATTCGCAACCATAGATGTCTTTGCAATTACATTGACTTGAAGTTCATATTTCTTATGTATGTCATTATGGTCAAGAGCATTTAATGAATCCCTAACTACCGTGTTATATACGATTGCAGGGTCATTATAGTCGTGAAAATCATCAAGGTTATTATAATAAATATCAGTAGTTGAAATGTCTGTATTTCCACTCGCTGTTTCTTGAAGTTTTCTATATATTTGATAATTTAATACGTTTGCACTCATTGTTTATCTTGTCTTTTTTGCTTTGCCCTTTGATTTTCTGGCAATTATTTTACTTAACGTTTTAACATATTCAAGTTTAAAAAACCTTATAACTTGTTTCTCTGACTTATAATATGCGTCTCGAACAAAAGGTCTGGCTTCCATAGTTCCAGTTGAACCTGCTTTACCTATTCTTCTACTTCTTCCTCTTACATTCTTTCTTAAATAACGATAACGTGTTCCTTGACCTCCCTTCGGTGCTCCATATTCAAGAAATCTAACATAAAATACATCAGTAGAAAATGATATACCAACAGAAGTTGGGTTATCTGTATACGCTTTTGTATTTGATGTCTTAATGGCATCCTTTATGTTCTGTGATGGTGCTGCCGCTATTAAATTGTCCTTTATTGTTTCATTCAAAATCTTTCTATGCATAGCCGACATAACACCATCCCTTAATTCAACGGGTGTTTCCTTCAACAATTTTATCGCTTCTTCAATCCCATCAATTTCAAGATTGAACATACTATCATTTTTAGTTTTAGCCATTTTCAGTTCTTCTTATTAATAGTTCTAATCCACTTCTACGTGGGAACTCTTTAATCGTCATTAATTCATATTCAACACCATCCACATATAAATCATAATTGTAGTTTATTCTACTATCATATCTTATAGTAAAGGTCTGTTGATATTCAACATTCTCGCCATCGTCATAACGAGGGTTTGTAGTGTCTGTTTTTAAAACACCCCAGAGTGTAAAATCGAGTTCTTTTGTATAACTCACTTCACCAATTTCATTTTTGGTTTTAGTCTTTGTATAAAAGTCCATTTTCTTATTCATTCTACCACTTAACATCTTAATAATATATTCTTTTGTGAGGGTTTAATAACCTTTGAACGGCTTTCAAATCCCTTAAATTTGTAAGACCATAATTATTCCTTTCTTCATCAAAATAATCGGCTACTATAACTTTCATCGCTCTTATAATAGACTTTGGAATTGATGAAAAACCAGTCAAATATGTTATGACTATTTGGTCAGTATCAAGTAAGTTTTCAAGGTATATAATGAATAAACTATTTCTTTTTTCAACTTGAAAATCGGTGTTTTCAGTTAGTGTTATAGTATCTCCATTTCCATCTACATATGAAACACTCGTAATAGAAATAAGAGGACTTTCTTTTATTATAATATTATACCCAGTATAATTTTTAATAGTGGTTATTCCAGTAGTCTGAACTATATCGCATTCACAATAGTTTTCAGCATCATCAAAAGCATCAATTATACATTCAGTTATATAATCATCATATTGAGTATCTCCACTATCAATTCTCAAATGAGCCTTAACATCTGTCAAATATGTTGATTCACTATATTCTTTTGATTTTTCAGTATTTGTAATCTTAATATCTCTCATTTCTTTTGTTTTATTTTATAAAAAAAGGGTAGTGGTTAAATACCACCACCCTTGTTTTGGAATATCAATTATTATTATTATGATATTTTCAAGTTTTGAACGTTTACAAAAGCGTTTGGGTTATGAATACCAGTATCACCCATTGCAGATATAATAACTCTCTTATATCCTTTTAGAGCGTTTGTAATTTCATCTAACATCATTTCATATCCGCCTCCGAAAAGACCAACACTTGAAAGTGCGAAATCACCAAACACCATTTGATGTTTTGTATCACCGCTAAATTTGTTAGCGAATGAAGATGCAACAGCACCATAACCATTCAATGTATTATCAACCCAAATTGGAATTGAACCATTTGTCATGGCTTCTTTTGATTTAGCATAACCTCTTACACCTAATGTAGTAGCATATTTCAAGTCGCCAAGACCATCAATTGTCAATGCTGATTCAAGTTCAGTTAAAAGTGCGAGTGTTAAAAATTCAGCAGTATCACCACTTGCATTTCCACTATTTGCAGTTAATTGTGAATCAAATTGGTCGAATAAATCAGAACTTAATGCTCTCCAAATGTCATTAACACCATCAGCAACCAATTGGTCGAATAATGCAGGACTATTTGAGTTTAAGAATTCTGGTGAGAAATCTTTATACCATCCTAATCTACGTGGCACAAGTGTTTCAGAACCTTGGGTTACTGAAAATTCAGAAAGGTCTGTTGATTCTGATACGAAAGAAGCGGCACCAGTTGAAGCGTAAGGTAATTTTAAATCACCATTTAAACCTTCATACACGGTTACTCCTAATGCATCAATAACAGATTTGGCTTTGATATTTGAAAGTTTATCACTTACAATTGTCTTTGCCCATTCCGCATTCGAGCCATCTGTCATAGCTGCTCTTTTTTGGAATAATTCATAAGGGAGAATTAAACCTCTACCACTATAATTAGGTGTTGATTTCAATGCTTCTTCGTGCATTTCTCTTTCAATACCAGTTATAGTTCCTTTGTTCAATTCAGTCATTGCTTTTCTCATTGAATAACGATTACTGATTTGTTCTTTTTCCTTTTCTTCACCAGTGTTATTAATCATATAACGGCTAATTTCTTCTTGTTTTTCTGCTCTTTCAATCTGTGCGTTTATAGATTCAATTTGTTTTGAATTATTTTCCCACGTTTTTACTTCATCTGCAGTAAAATCTCTGTTTTCTGCTCTCGCAGTTGAAATGAGTTGCTCCATCTGACTTGCAACATCACTTCTTTTACTTTTTAAGTCAGTTATAATTTTCATTTTATGTCATTTTCTTTTTTAAGAATTTCTAATTCTTTCACTTTATATATTAAATCATTCAATTCGTTTTTTTCATCATTTTCAACTTCGTTAGTTTCTTCTGTTTCAGAAGTATCTTCATCAGTTTCTTTTTCAGAAATAAATTCATCGACATTTCGTGTTGCAACAGCAATATCTGTTTCTTCATAAGCACCAGACACTACCAATGAGCAGTCATATAGTCCACCTATTTTTTCAATAAATCTGATAGGAATACCATCTTCATCTTCGTCCATTCTATAACCATCTTCCTTTATAGTAAAGACAAAAGACGATTCATATAAATCACCCCTTGATACCATATCATATAAGTCATTAGCCAATGTAGATGTTCCTATTTCAGTTCTGTATTTTAATCCTTTATCATCAATAGATAATTCAAGAGAATTGGCTATTACTTCACCATTCTTTTTAGTGAATCTTCCTATCAATTCAGTCCTATTATGTTCATATGTTAATAAGACATCAATGTTATCCCTTGATAACACTTCGTCAAATGCTCCCGGCTCTACTACTTCGTAGAAATATTCCTCCCTACGGGAAGCCACATTCCAATCATATAATAGTTTTGACTTTACGTTGAATACACTACCATAACCCTCAATAACCTTCTTACCATCCTCTTTCAACGCTCTCATTGAAGTTATTTCGGGAATGTTTAGTATTCTTCTTTCTTTATTATTGTTCTTCATTTTCTTCTCCGTTCATTTTTTCAGAAGGTGATACCGGTGCATAACCATCGACCACATTCTTTATAGTGTTCATATTTGTCTGTATAAAATGTTCTTCCATTTCCTCTGTTACTGGTAGTCCAACTTCCCTTGCCACGGTAGCGGGAGATTTAACACCCATATAGAAATAATTTCTATCGGAATTGGTTTTCGCATTTATATCATATTCGATTAAGGAATTTTGGTCAAACCTAATTTCAAGTCCTTTTTTCCTTTCATCTGTTGTAAGTAATTTACTTTCCATTTCTTGCTTATACATTCTTGTAATAGGTGAAATGGTGTTCTGTTTAAAGTATAAACCCATCTGTTCAATATTACTGAACTTACTCTGTTCATATAGTCCAACTAACCACCCAGGTAAACCGAATGTAGCCGCCACTTGACTTTGATTAAACTTCATAGTTTCAACAAAAATTTGGTCTGGAAATTCTATCTTTAATTCTTTAAGATCCATTCCCATTCCCAATGGTATAACTTGTCCAGCCTCCGTATTCAACTTATTCGCATAGTCTGAAATCATTTCTTCTATCTTTTTTGTTGATGTGTTCGGCATATTGGACTGCAATACCTTTGTTGAAGTCAAATTATTCTTGTAAAATTCATTCAATTTAGTCAAGGCTTGTTCGTTTACAGATAGATTTAATCTTAATGCTTCAAGATTACTTATACCTTTTATTCCATCTTTTGTAATCATTCTGAAATGCAACATATCATTTGAACTTACAGCCTTGTCATTGACAAAATAAAATAGTTCATCTACTATATTATTCTCTGGTGAATTAATGATTTTATAACCTTGGACGTTATTTGGGTGAATAGGTGTTAAAGATTTAATCTTTCCGGTATTTGGGTATCTATTTATCTTTGCGAAACTTTCACCTTTTAAGTTTCTTATATATTCCATATATGAAAAGAAATTATAACTATTCATATAGTTGTTTGGGTTATAATTTAATAGTTCATATCTGTAATCGTTCTTTACTTCTTGATACCCCTTATCTGGTGACAATTGATATAATGATATTGGCAACTTACCAATTGTTTCTGAAAGCACTTTTGAACATATATAGACAGCACTAATACCATCTGGATTATTTGAAGTGAGTGAGCCTTTTCTGTATTCGGTTAACATATTCTCGAAGTATTCTTTTTCTTTAATCTTCTTTAAACCGAATAACATTAAACCCCTCTGAATTATATTTGCCATAATAAGTGAGTTATTTTTTAGTATATATTAAATCTTACCGATTAAATATTTCCT